GTTCAGATACGCTTACTTATTGTTGCCTGGTATCTCCCGAGGGAGACACCCAGACGATAGTACTTAAAACCATCAGAATGTTGAACCACCATAACAAGCAGAGGTCTGCTCGCTCGGGTTTGAGTTGAGTAGCGGAGCCCGCAAACCAGGGCCGGTCTAAACCGACCACCTGATTTACGGACACGCCAGATTCCATTGTTTTTACCGTCCATGGGGTGACACCCAACGTAGCTTCGAACTACCGCTAGGCCCACCGACCATGTGGTGACATTAGTCTGATGCAGTTGCGGGTAATGATCCCGTACCCTCATCAGGTAACATCACAAAGTTATCTCCTCTTATCTCCCCTTCACTCACTATTATCTCTACCAAGCCTTTTGCAAGGCTCTTTCTCATTGTCAATAATCGATCAAAGGACACCGTGGCGTCCTTGGTACTCGGTTGACAGATCTGCCTCACGTTACGGAAGAGCATACTACGAGAGTATGCCTCCAGTAACTCCATAAGTTCGGATTCCACCAGACGTTCCTCACCCAGAGCAAGCTTTCGCTTGATCCCAGTGACTAGCATCTGGAGTTCCCTTAGATCTATCTGCAAGGCCTGAACGGCCTGGCGGATTTGATCCCTTATAGTAAAGTATGTCAGCCACAATCAGTCGTTGTAAGGGTCCGGCTTCTCCTCCGCAGCATGTAGTTTAATCCATGCTAGGCAAGAAGCTCGCTGAGCCCCCTGATGAGTAGTAGGATATAGAACCCTACCATCCATCTGCACTGTCCATAGACCAAAACCAGGTTTCCCCTTCTCAGTTTCTGGATGGCGCACTACCCCGACTGGGGGTTGTCGCTGCCACGTAGGCTTTGGTATATCCATATAGGTAAAACCAGTAGTCCCTTTCACGAACTTCTTACATCTCGCTTCAATTGTTTCCAATATCGCAAGGCTATAAGCTTCAAATGAAACAGACGCTCTACGCGAATTCAAAATGAGCGGCTCCAAAGCCGACCTCATCTGGACTCACGCATCGAGCCTCACTGGGTTTACTCCACGTGGAGCATACCAGGCCACAGCTAGACCACGGATCTTTTTCGGTAATGATTGGAGTACTGCTAAACGAGCTTTCACTCGAAAACCAGCTCCAAGCACGGATACGAGACGAGGGAATTGGAGGGCGTACTTACGTGCGAACTCCAATGCCGCCATCCCGTTGTAGAAAGCAGCACCGAGCTCCATAAGGGGCACGGGGCTACAATCTACCCCCGATACGAAGAATCGTTTCGCAAATTCCAAGACTCCCTTACGGGAAATCAAGGACTTTGCTATTCCTATCTCCACACCGAGTTCTCGCATCAATTGCAAGTACGAACGGGCAACACGCCCATCCGCAATTACAATATCATCACCTAATAGAGCATACGCAGAGAAATTTCCCATAACGATCCCTACTCGACGAGCAGAGACCGCTACCAAGAAGTGGTGCGTTAATGCAAGCATTGCCCAAGAGGACAATGCTCCCATAGGTTGACCAACGGCATACATGACTTCAGACGGAATGTCTCCTTTCGAGAATTTCTTCGCGGAAGAAGGCACGACGTATGAACGATTGACTAGGATATCCGCCCAGACTTGGCCCGCAGGACGTGTAGATCGGGTCTCCCCGAGTAACACATCCAGCAGGTACGCCTGCAGGATAACCGGTAATCGGTCAGTAGCGGCAGATAGATCGAATGACCAGAAACGGGTATAACCCCGATCCAGCAATCGATGTATAGGACGCAACTGATCATGTGTACCATCTGTGGGAATCCTATCTAAGAGATGGAAGAGACCTAGATGCAATGGTTTCATCAACCATTGCGTCCAGCAATCTACCATCGCAAAGACTCGGACCTTACCAGCAGCTTCTTGCTTTATCCCCAGGCGCCCAATGGGACCTGGAGTTAGGGTACTTGGAGCCGACAAGGCCAATCCCTCTATACGCTTCACAAAATTCCAATATCGATCGGCTCCCTCTCGGGGGCCGGCCAACTTTGCATGGAGATCCCCGAAGGGTTCCCAAATTCTGCTATTATATAGTGAGACGGCCGCTTGCTGGAGCCCAACCCAAGAAGATGAGTACTTAAACTCTGCCTCCCAGGGCTGGCCAGCAACCGCCGGACTACTTTTATGAATCATCGCTTTCACCGGACTCAGGAGCTTACCTACGAAGCCAGTACTATCTCGGATTCCCAGCGTTAGGAGAAAGGCACGAATGTCTTTTTCCCAAAACTGGAAACCAGGGATAGGTGGCCCCGGATTGGTAATCGTCTGCAACTTTAAAAACCCTTTCATCTCTATCACCCTATATAGGCCAAATAGTGATGTCCAGATTTTTAAAGCTCGACGATCCCCACCTCGTATCATCGCACGCATAACGCGCGGGATAATTCGTGGTAATCCATCGCTCGAACGAGAAACCGCTACGCTAAGGCGTCGCGTATCGTTCAGGACCATCCCACCCACTGCCTGCATTAAAAGCACATTACATGCTTTTAAATACAACACCAAACCAGGTTTCCCTGATTTGGCCAGAAGGCGGAAAGCCTCACGCGTGAAAACGACTGTGGCTCTAGTTCAAGATGGTTTCTTTCCTACCAGGATTAGATCAACGATTCTCACGAACCAATTGATCCAACCCCTACCCGCTTTTACACGGGTAATCCTGTTAAAAAGCTCCTTAAGCAAACTCAAAGACCCAGAACGTAACGAACTTATAAGGTTTTTATCCCATTTCATCCATACTATTCTAGACTTTCATATAACTTAATCACCTATGTATATCTCCATGATTTCCCCGACGATCTCGAAAGACCGCTGCAGAGTGCATACCGGGGGCCCGTTTACGAGCCTTCGCTGTACCACCTGGCCAGGCGGCACAACACAGAAAGATAGGGACACGGTGACCAAGCCATAACGGTTTAGTGACCGAGGTTCAACCTGACAATACTCTGTTGAGATGTCTCTAAAAGACCGAGACAATCGAGCGGAAGTCCGTTTTGGAAAACCAGTGAAATTGAGCGTTAGGGCAACTCTCTAACCTTCAGTTTCCTGAATCCCGAAGGACACAGGGCTGCAGGATCCCTTCTAAGGGGGCCGAAGCCTAGGAGGAGTAGAAACTTATCCGAAGACCGTTCCCACACTCCCACACTACCAGTTTTCACCGATAGCAAGAAAGTTACGTTTTGGATACGCGCACAAGGTCCGAGAACCCTGTA